ATAGAATTAATCAAATTTCCTGTAGCTTTCTTCCCATCTCTAATTAAAAATGATTTATAAGTGTTTATGAAGTCATTTATGAATTCATTCAATATTGTTCTTAAAGTCTCAAAATTTAATGTGATCTCTTCCATTTTTCTATGTTATCTTTCATTTTTTTATTTTTGTATTGTATATAAGAGAGCAAATTGAAGAACTCATAAACATTCTTCATAAAAACATCATCCCATCGCTCCCTTGTTAATTCTGATACATTGTCAACAAGGGTAATCCAGCTGAAATATTCTCTTCCATTTCCTTCACCATTTTCTCCAGCTTCTCTATCTTTGTTTTGTACTTCTTCATTTTCATCATCTTCAATATCTTCATCTGCCAATTGAAGTAAATGTGCATAACCTTTATTGAATGTAGATATCGCTTCAGAAAAAAAAAGATCATTTCATTTGCTGTCTTAATATCTACGTTTTCATTTATCTTTTTCACTAGCTCTTGAACATCATATCCTTCACCATATTTATTATTTTTTGGAGTAATGAAACAAGCAAGAATATTTCCAATATAATTTGTTTTTTGAACTCTCTTTGGAAAGAAAGTCTGAAAGTCGATATATTGCGCAACTGTGAAACTTTGCATATCAGCATTCACATCATATAAAACATCTTCTATCAATATTTTTTTGAATTTAACATCTTTAGATATTGAAATGTCGCTTAACCAATATGTGTTCTTTTGCATATTCTTCACATCACTTATTCTCTTATTCCATATTTCATCTTCTTCTAATCCATAAGTGAATGCAATCTTTATGATCTCCTTTTCATAATCAGATGTAGCTTCTTCAACTTTTGATCTTAAATTGAAATATTCATTTATTGTAACATCTCTCCAAGAGTGCTTAACTATATTTTCCATAATGTTTAGTTATTTTTTTATTTTTATGTCCGAAACTTATATTATATTGTGTCTTATCTAAATCTTTTATTCCTTTGAAGGCCATTGCAGTAGCCATACAACAGTCATCATGAGTACCTGATATTGCATTATATGTTATTCCTCCAGAGGGTGTCAATTCCATAGCATAGGAACCAAATTGCATATATTGCTCTTTATCTTTAATCAATTTAACTTCTTCATTTTCAAAACGTTGTATTAAATATTCAACTATCTCTCTTTTTGATGAATTTGATGTATTAAACTCTTCAATTCTATAATTCGGTAATTTAGATTTCAATAGATCATAATAAACTGCTCCTATAGAGTTTTTTTCACATATAATTCTCATGATTTTTTTCCTATCAATCTTAGATATTATATTAACAAGCCAATCTATCTGTTGCATTGGTGTCATATCATTTGTCATATTAAGAAGTGCTTGCTCACCATATGAATTAACACCTGAAATAACAGTATAGTCGTTATTTGATCCTGTTCCCCAGTCTATTCCAATAAATAATTCATCATATTTTGCAGGCTCATCAATCCACACATTTTTACTTATATCGAAAACACCTGCTCCACTTTCAGAAAATTCACCAAGTATTTCGGTGATGAATTGTGCTTTAGGCATTTTCTTTCTATATAATTCAACTTTATCTTTACTGAGCATTGATGAAGTGTCAAATTTTGAAAGATCGAATGAAATGATGTTGTTTTGTTCTGTAAGACCTTCTTCATAATATTCATAAAATGTTCCTTGTTTAATTCTTGGTGTAGAAACAATTAGAATATTTGATCGATTTACGTTTGTCCATGGAAATATAATTGAATAAACTTCATCTTGAATATAGGCTCCTTCGTCTATGCACAAGATTCCTCCATTTTTAATAGTATATCCACGAAGGCTTTCTCTTTGTTGAGCAGATTTAAATATTATTTGAGAACCATTGATGAGGTGTATTTCCATCGCCATATTATCAACTTTTGATATTATTCCACTATCAACAATTCCATCATATATCTCTTTGAATATTTTTTTGCAGTTTGAAAATGTTATAGAAACACAAATATTCACTGAGTATTTATTATTTATAGCATGCCTTAATAATTCTTGCTCAATCAAAAAAGATTTACCTATCTGTCTTGGTGATTTAACAACAAATATTTTTCCAGCATCTTTTGGAGTGTTGGTAATTGCATCGTGTACGACCTTTTGCCATGGCTTTGGTGAATATCCTTTAAATATTAACTTATTGTTCATCTCCGAATTTGAATTCCATATCTTTAACTGTCACGTCGACTTCTTGCTTATCAACATATAATCCTTGTATTCTATTTAACATATCCATTAATTTTGTAGCAGCAACCATGTTATTGCTTGATATCGCATCACTAAGTAGCTCTTCTATTCTATCAATATATGTCTCTTTAACTAATGGCATATCAGCAACTTTGGACGCTTCAAATATATCCACAAAAGCATCATGAACATATTTTTTTGCCATTACCTCTGAAAGATTATATTTTTCCATAATTTTCTCAACACATTTTTTTCGTGAATTACCTTTTCTTAACCATGTAATCACTTCACCAACACGTCTTCTAGATTCAGCACTTTTAACTAATCTTGTTGTAGGTGGTTGAGGTCCATCTTTAGGAACATAAACTTTTGTATTGTCTTTCATAATTCTTAAATAATATTATTTTTCTGAAACATTTTTTGATTTTTTGGCTTTTGATATTTTATCTGATGTTACATTTATTTTATCTGATGTTACATTTATTTTATCTGATGTTACATTTGTTTTATCCGATGTTACATCTTCATTTTTTGATGATTTTTCAGCTATTTCTTTAGTATCTTCATCAAAAGTTTTCCCAATCAATTTATAGATATTCATAACACATACAGCACAACTTAAGTCTTTATTGAAAATAGTCTTCTTTGTTGCTTGCTCATAGACGTCAATAATCTGCTCAGTCAACCATCTTGGGGCATTTCTAAGATAATCGTGTTTTACTGAGTTAAAATGTGGAGTAGCTTGTTGTAGTATTCTATATTGTTGTTCGGTATAGATCATAATCTTATATATGTATTTTTTTATAAATATATTTTATTTTGTTTTTATTTTTAATATGTAAATTTTTTCATGTCCTATGCTTAAATTGTTTATCCATATATTTTATTATACAAATGATTTCATGTTAACTGAGGGCTTCTGAGGGCTTTCTGTTATAATTCTGATATTATTTTATATAATTTATTTTCTATAAATGTGAGTAGTTCCTTTATATACATCATGAAACCAGAAATATTCGATGAAATAAGTGAAAGAATTGATGAAAAGGCAATTGTAGTAAATGTCAAGTTATCTTTAATAAGTAAATATATCAAGCAACTCCACCATACTGTACAAAGACTGCATGTTAAAAAAGGTATTCTTAAATCATAAGGATTTTTTATAGGTATATGAGTTAGATAACTTATCAATTTTATTATGCTTTTATTAAAACCTGAGCAATCAATTATAAAACAAATGATTATTGTTAACAAAAATAATTCAATATATATCATAATTATTCTTATATATTTTTAATGAATTTACCTTTAGAGTCTCTTAAACGTTTTTTAGAACTTTCACTCATTTTTTGTTTATGTTCTTCAGAAAACTGTTTACCTTTTAGTGCCACACTAATTTTTTGTTTATGTTCTTCACTTAACTTTTTACCTTTTCGTGCCTCAATAACTTTTTTTACTATTTCTGGATTTTTCATTGGGTTGTTTTTCTTCATTCGTTCACTAAGTATTCTTTTTCCTTCTTCAGATTTTTGTGAAGGTTTACGTCCTTTTAATTTTTCACTTACTTTTTTTACTATTTCTGGATTTTTCATTGGATTATTTTTCTTCATTCGTTCACTAAGTCTTTTATAATGTTCTTCTGAAATATATCCAAATGTTCCTCCTTTACGACAATTAATACAAAATGGATCAGATTTATATTTGTCACTTATAATATCTTTTTCAGCAATATTAAGTTCAGTGCCATTATTATAAAAATTTAATATTTCTTTTGTATATGTAACATTTTCTATTAATCCATAATGTTTATAATAGTCACATAATATTTTTCCACTTCCTGCATATTTATCATTGAGATTATCTGTAGTATGACGACCAAAATAATAATGACCAGCAAGGGATCCTTTAAGTAATGTTATTTTATAAGTGTAATAATATGTCATAATAAATTTTATTTTTTTATAAAAATATAAATTATGTAGTTTATGTTCAATTTATTGGGTATTGATCATGATCTATATATAGTTAAAATTTTTTTCTTTATTCTATTTACGTAGCCCCAAATTGTAGATGTAGAAACTTTGAATATCTTTGCGGTGTCTCTAAGATTTCCTGTCTCTGCATAACAAAGAATAATTCGTCTTTCAGTGTCATCTAAAAAATAATATATAATCTTCTTTAATCTATCATAAGAGTAATCATCTTCATCAAATATATCAAGGCTTGGTCTATATGTCTCTTCTAATTCGTAAATATCTATTTTATTTGTATTTTTCATCTGATGAATTTAATTTATTTATCCATATATTTTATTATACAAATGATTTCATGTTAACTGAGGGCTTCTGAGGGCTTTCTGTGATATATCTAGTTCATAATGTATAAGGTATTTCATCTGATATTTTTCTATATCTTTCATATTTGGTATAGAAAGGCGAGGTATTTGAGTTGATATTTAATCTGACCATTTTTTTGATGTAGAATTTTAATTCATCTCTTTCAAAAAGTCCATCAATAAGATCATCAGGCTTCATCAATAACTCTATATAAAGATCTTGGGCTAGATCTTGTTTATAAGGAGAAGTTGTAAGATTTCCTATAGTTGTCTCTATATATTTTTCTTTCGCCAAATTGTTGATAATATCTTTTTTACTCATTCTTTTAAGTGATGAATTTAGGAAGGATCCACTGTTCTATATTTCAATCCTGGTGTATTATAAACCATATCATTCAAAAAATGATAAATAGTAAAAAGATCATCATTTGAAATATCTTTGAAATTAATAATTATTGAACCTGTTTTTTTCATAGCATATAGTTTAATTGTTTTTATAATTAATAATAATAATTTTTTAGAAAAAAGTTCAAAAAATTTATTGAATTTCCTTTTTTAAATATAATTTATAAAAAAATAGAAATTCAATAATGTATTTTGAGGTTATTAAATATATTGTAATACTTTCAGAATTTTTTGTTTATTCAATTTTATAGATTCATTTGCTTTGGATATCAAATTTGCTTTATATTCTTTACCAACTAATCGCTCATCTTGTAGTTCTGCTGTATTCAATTGCTTTGCTGCCAATATAATTTCATCTATCCATTTGTTAATAAAAGGATCCCATTTGTTTATAACTTCTTTTGCTTTATTGTGTGTCATATTATTATATTAGTTATTTTTGTTTTTGAACAGGGAAAATAAGGGTTATCGCTATATAATAGATGGAACCGTTATTTTCCCTGTTTTTATATTGTTA